GTAATACGTGTGCATAGCGCCAATTGGTTACCCAGTAGTTGGGGCAGTCTCCCATGATGACTACTAGCGGTTCGTTGCTGTTTCTCATGTAGTGGTAAGCCTCTCCTGGATTTTGAAATACTTTTACATGTTTTTTCATCTGCTATCCCTCCAAGGTGTTAGTAGCCTATCGCTTAGGCACACACAGGATAGCTCGATATACTGGTTTAATCAACCATAAAAAGAAATATATTCCTTATCAAATTTTGAACGAAAGACAAAGAAAAACCCAGCAGAAGCTGGGCGGATGTTTTCCTATTCTGCCCACTCGAATCCTTCTTTTAGTATCATTCGGGCTGCGGTGGGGCGCAGAAGCCAGTAGGTTCCATCGTCTCCGATAAGAATATTGCGTGGAGGATGATGAAGGTTTCTTGCTTGTTGAGCGTCATGCAGGGAGTGGAAACTATAGATGGGACCAAGTACTGTCAGGTCATTTCGTTCGATTTCTTTTCCATTCCATTTAGTTTGGATGAGGGTTGCAATTTCTTTTTCTGATCGTTTCATGTTGTTCCTCCAAGGTGTTTGGTTGCCTATCCTTTAGGCACTCACAGATTACCTCTGGTCACAGGTTAAATCAACCAATTATGAGAAAATATTCCTTAATAAAATTTGTCTGTAAAGTGTGATGGAGATGGAGCACCAGAGAATACAAAACGAATCCATAGCAATGCAAATCAGCCAACTTCCGGCAGAAGAACGGCAGCAATTGCTGGAGGCATTATCCAACGAGGAAGCAAATGCTCTTTTATACCAATGGGAGTTTTGGGCACGCCCCAATCAACTTCCGCCAAAAGGTAACTGGCGGACATGGTTGCTCCTTGCCGGACGTGGCTTTGGGAAAACCAGAACAGGGGCGGAGTATATCATCGAGCAAGTGAGGGCAGAGAAAGCCACACGAGTGGCTCTCGTCGCCCCTACTCCAGCCGATGCAAGGGATGTCATGATCCAAGGAGAGAGTGGCATCTTAACCATCAGCCCACCTTGGTTTATGCCGAAGTACGAGCCATCGAAACGTAGAATCACATGGCCCAATGGAGCAATCGCCACTATTTATTCTGGAGCACATCCGGATCAACTACGGGGACCGCAGCATGAACTGGCATGGGCGGATGAACTTGCCGCATGGAAGTATCCGCAAGAGACATGGGACATGCTCATGTTTGGGCTTCGGTTAGGGAATAACCCACGAGTCGTAGTCACTACCACACCTAAGCCGATTCCTGTGGTGCAGTCGCTTGTCGAAGCACAGACCACAGCGGTAACCAAGGGTTCAACGTTTGATAACGCAGTAAACCTAGCTCCTGCCTTCTTGGAACAAATCGTGACTAAATATGAAGGCACACGTTTGGGAAGGCAGGAGTTGTATGCGGAAATCTTGGACGATGTGCCGGGTGCTTTGTGGAAGCGTCAGATGCTGGAGGATACACGTGTGGGAGAATATCCGGAGCTGGTGCGAGTCATCATTGGAATCGATCCAGCTGTAACGGAAAACGAGGATTCGAATGAGACAGGAATCGTGGTAGTTGGCAAAGGGGGTGATGGACATGCCTATGTGCTTGATGATCTTTCCATCCATGCTTCTCCAGATGGCTGGGCACGTACTGCTGTCACCGCCTACTATGATTTTGAGGCGGATCGAATCGTTGCAGAGACCAATAATGGTGGGGATATGGTGGAGCATACGATTCGAACCGTAGACAAAACGGTGTCTTATAAAAAGGTACATGCCAGCAGAAGGAAACTTACAAGGGCAGAACCTATCGCTGCTTTATATGAACAAGGAAAGGTGCACCATGTAGGGAGCTTTGGAACACTAGAAGATCAGATGTGCACATGGGCTCCAAGTCAGATGCAATCTCCTGACCGAATGGATGCATTGGTGTGGGCGTTAACGGAACTGATGTTGAAGAAAGACAAGCCAGTCGTAAAAGCAAGAGTGGTCTAGGAGGTGATTTATTGTGGACAAACCAACAGTGAAAGCCTATGTATTAAAGAATGGAGATGTACTATCCACCAATTATCTACAACGATATGCGATCAAGCAATCGAAGCAAATACCAGAAGATGTATTTGGTTCCGAGTATGGAGAAGCAGGAATCATTGCTCCACTCTATCATCCAGAAGCACTTGCGAAGTTAATGGAAATGAACACCTATCACTATCGAGCAGTCAAAACCAAGGCACGAGATACCGTAGGACTCGGATGGTCATTGGTTCCAGCATCAGAGAAACCAAATGAAGCTCAGAAAGAAACAGTGATGTCATTTCTCCAATCTCCACATCCAGAGGAAACTCTGGAAGAAATCTTAACCAAGTGGATGGAAGATTACGAAGCAACCGGAAATGGATATTTAGAACTCATTCGAGGAAAAGATACATTGGAAGGATTGGAGCATATCCCTGCTCATACGATGCGTAGACATCGAGATGATGCTTTATTTGTACAGATAAGAGGGGCAAAGAGACGTTGGTTCAAACGAGCAGGTGCACCTTGGGATGTGGATTATGAAACAGGAAAGAAGGTTTCACTGGGAGGACTACCACTGGAGCGAAGAGCTACCGAAGTTCTGCATATATTGAACTACTCAGCTCGTTCGGATTACTATGGTTCGCCAGATGTCTTACCTGCTCTAGGTGCGATATTAGGGGATCAAGAAAGAGCGGAGTTTAATATCGATTTCTTTGAAAATCATGCCATTCCAGCTTATGCGGTAACGGTTAGTGGGGCGGATCTGGATGAGCAAACAGAGAGTATGATTAAACAATACTTTCAGCGAGACTTAAAAGAGAATCGTCATGCTACCCTTGTTCTAACTGCATCCGGTGGAGATGGAGAAAAAGTAGAATTTAAATTTGAGGCTCTTTCTGTAGATGTGAAAGAAGCCTCTTTTCGTTTGTATCGGAAAGATAACCGAGATGAAGTCTTATCTGCTCATGGTGTTCCACCCTATCGGGCAGGAATTGCAGAAGAGGGATCACTGGGTGGATCGACTGCAGTAGAATCCACTGAGATTTATAAACAATCCATCCTGTGGCCTAGACAGAATATGGTGGAAGCAAGACTGAACAAACACATCCTGCGTGATGCTTTTGGAGTAACCGATTGGAAATTAGAATTCCATGAAATCGATACTCGTGATGAAGCAAGGGAAACGGATGTATATACGAAACTCTTTGCGATGGGAGCCATTACTACCAATGAAATCCGAGAGAACATGGGAGAGGAAAGTATCGACCATCCGATCATGGACACGCCGTTTATTGGAGGAGTACCTATTCATCAGTTGGGAAATAGTCCTCCACAAAATGCACAGAATCCAGACTTGATTGCAGAAATCAAGAGTTTACATCGCAAGCTGCTGGAAGTGGTGATCAAATGAGCCGGAAAGCAGAACGTATGCTGGAGGAAATCACCACTTTTTTGTGCAGTTGTGGAGAGCTTCCAGCATTCAAAGCAGTGGATGAAGCGACACTCGTAGCAGAACAAAAACTAGAGAAAGAGCTATTGCGCTTGTTTGTTGGAGTAGAGAATCGGCTCCTTTCTCGTCTGGTTTATCTAGGATATATTCCGCAAGGTACGGAACGGAGAAAAGTGTTTGTAGAGGAATTCTTGAAACACCTCTATGAAGAAGTGCCAGCAGTCATAGTAAACAATGCCCTGAGTAATGCAAAAAGAGGTCGTTTTCTTGCTTTTGACGATTTAGAAGAAAACGGAGTAAATCTGTCTTATCAGGAATTTGATAGCTGGACATATGATCGTTTACGAAAAAAGTTCTATACCTTTAGTCAAGATACAGCTAAACGTATTATTGGGGATATCGAGGAAAACCTAGCCAGTTCTTATGAACAAGGACTGGGAATTGATCAGGTAGCCGAACGACTAAAACAGGAATTTGAAGAGATTCGAGAGTACCGTCTCCGTTTGATTGCTAGAACGGAAATCAACTCTGCACAAAATGAAGGGGTACAAGTGACACTGGAAGACTTGGGTGTTCCGTACAAACAATGGCTCACTGCACGAGATACACGAGTGAGAGGAAACAAGCCAAGAGATAAGGCAGATCATGTGAAGATGCATGGAGAGGTGGTGAAACTGGGGGAAAGATTTTCGAATGGACTTTTGATTCCTGGGGATCGAACAGGCGATATAGCAGAGTGGATCAACTGTCGGTGTCGGATTCGTCCCTATATTCCTAGTAGAAATCAAATGATCATTCATACACCGTTTAGACCATAAGAAATACAAAGTGGGTAGTGCAAAAACGAGGAAAAAGCAATAAAGAAGTGATGATAAGATGATGAAGGTATGACGAAGTCGTTCAAATGTGATTACCTTACGGTTATCAAAATGTTATCCTCATGGTATAATCATGTTATGTATTCATCACTACTATAGTAATAC